TAATCTATATCTGAGGAATATGAAGCATTTTCATTTAATTCTGATTTTTGTGGTAAATATGCAATTACAGCACTTGTTCCTATATCTCTAATCCTAATTCCTGGGATTTGTTTTTGGAGGAAAATTTTATATAATTTATCTCTTTGATTTCCTATATCTCCTTCACCTGATTTTTTATGAGGAGAATATAAAATAAATTCTATTTCAGGGTCTTTGCTAAGGTGAGATTTAATTATATCAATAATAGTAGCCATTACCCTAAACAATTCTCCTTTACCAACCTCAATTTTAGAACTATATCCCTGCATTCCAGGGGTTTTAGCTAAGAATTCAACAGAGATGCCTATTTTATCCCCTTCAGGTATTTCTTCTAAAGAAACTATATATTTAACATTATTATCTGTTGTAAAAAAATATTCACCAAAATCTTCTCTCCATTCATAAGGTTTGGAACTACCTTCTCCTACCTCATTTAATGTTGGTATTATAATATTATAAATTTCTTCTTTATCTGAATCTGAAAGTTGATTTGGGATAAATTGGTAAAATGCTTCTTTAGATTGTTTTGCTGCCTTTCTTGCTTTTGTACCACTAATACCCCCTACAGTATAAATAGGCTTTATTTCACCCCCATATTTTTGAAATAAATTAGATCTTTGTTCTACGTCTTTTTCATCTTCTTCATTACCTTCTCTAGCACCTATTAAAATATAAGTTTTGTCTTCAGGATGATCTTTTAAATAATCTTTTATCCAAGACATAGGAGAACCTGCTTCTATAATTTCAGTAGTTTTAGGAATAAATTGTTTATATTTTTCCCAGATTTTAACAGATTGTTCTTGTGAAATACCATTTCTAACTCCACTACCTACAATAATATAAACTTGGTCAATTTCAGGATTATCTTGAATAGCTTTTAAAACTACCTCTAAATGACCTTTAGTAGGTGGTTTAAAACCTCCCCCAAATAAAGCAGTAACCACATCAGATTCAGCCTCATTTAAAATACTATCTACTAAAAATTGGGATAATTTACTCATTTTAAAAAAGAATTAAATTTAGATTTAATGTCTTCTTCAGAATTAGGTTCAGTAATTTCTTTAAATTGAGGGGAAGTTAATTTATTTACTATACCTTCTAAATCTTCATTATAGTTTTGTTCCCTTTTTTCTTTACTTTTCCTTTTAGCTTGAACTCTTTTTTCTAGTAATTCAGAACCTGGATCTTCATTCTTTTTTAAATAATCCTTTTGGAATTCTTTTTTAACATCTTTTAAAATGCCACTATCTTTTTTTTCATCAAATGATGTTTCTGGTAGGGCATTATTAAATGCCTGTTCAATTTCTTTGTTTTCAAATTTAAATTCTTTTGAGAAAGATGATTTAAATTGTTCAGCATTGTCTGAAATTAAATTTTCTAGGTATTGTTTTAAACTATCTTTACCCCCAGCTACAGCTTTATCAAATTCTTGAACTTGTTTTTCATATCCCGGAATAATATTTTTAATTAAAACAAAATTATTACCAAATAATTTTTTATACTCCTCTATATTAGAATAAACACTATCCCAAGTTTTAATAGCAGCATCCATAGGTAATGTTCTTTCCCTTTTTGCGTTTTGGAATAATGAAATTATAGGATGGGTATAAACCATAACCATAAATTTATCATATCCTGACATTTCAGCCATTGTATTTTTAATATTGGCTGCTGTGGTATCCCAAATTATATTTTCTTTTTCATTTTGAGTATTTTGAAATATTTCTTTAAATTTCCCCATTGCGGCCCCTAAAGAAGTTCCTTCTTTTTCTACAATATCATCGGGGTTCATATATTTAAACTTTAAATTTGAACCTTTAGGGGTAAAAATTCCAGTTTTTTCATCTAAATTACCTAGTAATTTTTTAACAGCATATGTTTTACCAACACCTGCCCCTCCAGCTAATATTATTCCTTTGGGAATACCATCAGCCTCTAAAATTAATTTCATTAATGATATCATTTATACGGGTTTATGTATAAATATATAAAAAAATGATAATATTTACAAATTACGTTTTGCTGAGGTACGGAATTCAGTAAATATAGGTTTATGTTGAGGATTTTCTAAATCAAATAATTTTTTAACAGTTAAAAATATGTCTAGATTTTCTTCATACAAACGAGAAGATTCATACATTTCCCATCCTTTACCTTGCATTTTACCTGTGGCATGTTTTCTTTTATTTGATTTTAACCAAAGAATTCCAAAACGCTTTGGGGTTTTACCATAACATTCTTCATAACATTTACCATAAACTGCTGTTTGTAAATCATAAGTAGTTTGTAAATTGTTAGATGTTTTAAAATCTATGATCCAAAGTTCACCATCAATCTCACAAACCATATCACAAGTACCTGCTACTTTAAGTTCATCTGAAAATAGGTGTACTTCGGTTTCTATTAAAGTTGGTTTATATTCTTCCCACCATTCAACAAAACGTAAGAACATTTGCCAAACATCAGGATGATATGAAGGACGTCCATATGAATTTAAAAAGTTTAATTCTTCTCCATTAAGATAAGCTTCAATCATTTCATGGACTTGAGTACCTTCTTCTCCTGCTTTTTTTACAATATAATCAGAAGAATAACCTACTTTTTTAAGCCAATCTTCAAAAAATTTCCCTTTAGGGTAGTAAGATAAAACATAAGTTACTGAAGGGTAATATTCACCATTACGTCTGTAATAGCGTGAATCTGGCATTGTAATTTGCTTAGCATCCTCAGAAATTTCTAGGATTCTATCATAGGATTTTTTAATATTTCTTTTACTCATATAAGTTCGAGTTTCTTTTCCATCAAATCATATTGAGTGAGAGGAAAAGTATTTTGTATTAAGTTAGTGAATTGTTTAAAACCCATCTCACTTGGATCTTTATCTTTAAGTTCTATTAAATATACTTCTTTACCTTCATTCATAAATTTTTCAACAAATTTTATAGCTTGTTTTTTAGCATCAGAATCTAAAGCAATATATATTTTTTTTACTTTTGAAGTAACAATTTTTTTCATTAAATTTTGTTGAATGTTCTTGCCTAATAACGGAATAGCATTACGTTTAATGGCTATGGCATCAAATGGTCCTTCGCAAAGAATTAACGGTAATTCCCAATTAATAAATAATTCAAATGGTATTATATCACGTGATGTTTCTGGGTTACGATATTTTATAAATGGTTCTTTTTCAAATGAACGACCTGTAAAGTAATTTAATTGTCCTTCTCCATCATATGAAGGGATAATAACCATTTTGGAATATCTTCCAGAATCACAATACCCAATCCCATATTTTAAAATATCTTCTTCTGTAATACCTCTATTTTTTAAATATGATAAAGCATGTCTGGCTAAAATATCTCTATTATTTAATATTTCTTTAAATTCAGAAGGCAATTTAACCTGAGTTTTTGGGGTTAAATTTTCTTTAATTTCAGTTTCAGACCCTACTATTTTTTTTAATTCTTCAAATTTTTCAGAAGATGCTCCTACCTTTTTAAATAAAGAAGATATTCTAGAACCTCTTTTATCACAAACCCAACAGTGAAAAGGATTATATCCTTTTTTATTTTGAGAAAAGTTAACCTCTAATTTAGGTTTATGGTGGTTGCAATAAGGACAATGATAGGCTACATTACCTCTTGCTGTTCTTTTACCTGCTCCTAAAACCGAGTCTACTAGATTTACTAGAAGTTCATTTATCATAACGGTTAATGTAAAAAAAAAGATTTACACATCAAAGTCTTTTGTGAAGAAGCGGCCCTGGATATTGTCATTAAAGAATTCTTCAGGTTTTTCTAGAACCTCATAAACAAAGAGATACTTATTCTCGTAATAAGTTAATAATTTTTTAGTGGGAACAAACTTTAAAATATTTTTTTCAAAATTTTCTTTAGATTCAGTTTTTAATAATTCTTTTAATTCTTTATTTGAACCCCAATAAGTTTTCCAATCAGATTCTTTAATTGCTATTTTATAAGCAGGTCTTCTACCTACTATTCCTTCATACTCAGCTAATTGTTTTTTAGTTAATTTAACTTTTCTGTTATGGAATAATACTTTTTTTCCTATATAAGATTTACCTGTTGGTTTATGAATTATTCTATAAATAAAACCAAATGTATTATTGGGAAAATCAGTAATTTCGTTTATTTGTTG